TGATATGCTAGCGTATTCATAGCCGCTTCCCCATGCTCCGATAGAGTCCATCTCTATCTTAGCAATCGTTGATCCACTTAAGTATGCAGTCGCTCTTGCGCCAGTTCCGTTTCCTCTGATCGTCACCGTCGGTGCAGACGAGTATCCGCTTCCTCCGTTTGTAAGTGCAACGCCTAAGACCTGCCCCTTCACCGCAGCGTCTCTAATGTCGACCTGATCTCGCGCAAGTCCAGCATATACGCTGGCTGAGTCTTCTAAGAAGCGAACTGGAATGTAGTTAGACGATAAGAAGTTGTTTGCTCTTACGGCAGATATACCAAAAGCTAGTTTCCACGTGTATCCATCGGCAGTAGTAAACGCTTGCTCTTTACTTACAGCAGCTGTAGTAAAGCTAGGTTTCACTGTTGATCTTACAGTTGAAAGGCCGTTTGCGTCTTTTGGCTGAAAGAGACATATATAGACTTCATTTGCATCTGTTATAACGTAGTAAGATGGGTTTGTGTGTCCAACTGTAAAATCGTTAAAAGCTGGATAGATGTTACCAGAGGTCCAGTTGTATCTTCTAACGACAAGCGATACGTCTTCAGACGTAACTCTCTTGATCGATTGAAGATTTGCTCGTGCAATCCTCTCTTCTCTTAACGTACGAAGTGGACCTACATCATTCAGCGGGACAGTGTCTGTGCTGTCGTACTGATCGGCTTTTCCAATACCAATGTAATACTGATCCGAATCAGCTACGTCTAAGATCTGCTCTAATAAAAGTTCAGCGACGTGCTTTTTAAAACCATCTGTAATAATAGCTGCCATTTTTTTATCCCATTTATGCTACTGTAGCACCATAGTGCCCAGTAATATACCAATTACTTCCGTCCCAGATAAGAGTGACTGCATCGTATTGATCTAAAGCTATAGTCGACCCCTGAGCAAAACTTGAAGGTGTGATTGTTGCAATACCAGCACCTTTATTTGTGAAAACTTTAATCTGACCTGTAGATGTTGCACTTCCTAGAGATAACGCAAGAGCAGTACCTTTGTTACAAATCGTGTATGGAACAGATGCAGAAGCTGCGCCATTTGCGGTGATAGTCTCTGAAGGGTGCTTACCTATGTACGTATAAACTTCTGTGAAGTTGCTGTTGATCTTTGTTCCAGCATCACGTAAAGTGTCTCCAGTTCCATCGTTCGCTGCAGACCCAGTTGAAATCGTTAGTTGTGCCATTTCATTGCCTGTTAAAATAAACTATTAATATTTGTGTATTTATATTAGTAGAACGAATCTTCAGATGAATCTAAGTATATCGTAAACATGCTGTTATCCATTGTTTCAATGGTCAGCGACATGTCTGGTCCAAATGAATTGCTTGAGTCATCAAACGTAAATGAGTTAGGTGTAATGACCTGATCGATCGTGCTATAGAACCTATCTAGGACGACACCGTCAAAGTCAGCGAGAGTTTGATCAATGTTGGAGCGATATATTACGCCATCAGACTCGAGCAGACCAGTTTCTTGCGCAAAGTTCGTGTTGAAACTGAATCCACTAGGATCTGAAAACACTGTAGTAACCGTAGAACCTTCATCACGAACACTATCAAGCCGGCTGCCTAAGAAGTTAAAGGCGCTTTGATTTTCAAGTGTCACTTGACTCGCATAGTAAAACCCTGCCGGATGAACAAATCTTAGATAGAGATCGTTATAATCTATGTTTGAAAGAGCTGTCTTAATCAAGATAGAAAATATCTGATAAAGTCTGTTGTCTTGAATAAACTTGAGAGATTCATAACCGATCTCAGACTCACCTACGATAAACATGTTTCTTTTTGGATACTCAACTACGATCTCTTCACCAAAGAAACCTCGAAAGAATCCTTCTATCGAGTTTAAAGATCCCTTAACGCGATAGAATCTCGCTAAGAGCTGAGTCATTAATCTTGGATTTTGAAAGAAGTTAGAGCTCTTAGTCCCGTTTCCAATCTCGCGTAGAATAAAGTCTAGCTTATCAAGATCTACTTGACCTGGATCTCTTGCAACAAATAAGTTATTGATCTCTCTCTTAAACGAACTTGCGTTTTCATCTTCTAAGTAATCATAATACTTTTCAAGAAAAGTTACAAGGTTAGGATAGCTTTCGGCAAAGTACTCAGGCAGAACTTCTTTAACTTTACTCGTAGAGAAGCTTATGTTTCGCCGATTGAGGTCTTGTACTTTATGCGTCATGTCGTCAGCGTAGTTAACGTGTTTTGATAGTCGATCTGAGCAGTTGAGACTGAAACACCAGTGTCAATATCTAAGATGTAGTTTCTAAGAGGTCTAATTGTCGATTGATTTGCTGGAATGACAGATATCTTAAGTTCATTGCCAGTTACTGCAGATGGATTAAACGACAACAGTTGAACTCTTCCATTTGATGGAGTGTACGATCCGATGTTAGTTATCTGCGTAGTACCACTTAAGTCTACAACTCTAAGCACGGTGCTTCCTAAAACATTAGTGATAATGCACGTAGTACCGTTATAAGTGAACCTGCTTGAAGTAACGACTGACTCAGTTGTAAGAGGCTCTGATATTCTCATTGGAAAAAAGATCGTGTAGTCTGAAGCTGTTCCGGCTGTTACACTTACTCTGAGCTGAACTTTTACGTCTGTTCGAGAGTTTAATATTGCTGGAGAGATCTTGTCGATCTCAGTCAAGAGTGAAGATCTTCGAAAAACAGAGTTAAACCTCTTTAAGTTTGTTTCAAAGAAAGAGTTGATCGTTTGACTTACGGTGTTTTGTGCACTCTTGACTGTCAAGTTTGTTAGGTCTGGATCAAAGTTAAAGAACGTCTTGAGTTCGAGATACGCCGTTGTAGGATCACTAAACACAGTATCGATAGACATCACTGCTAAGTTATCTGTCAGGTTAGTGACTATCTGATCTTTTACTGTCTGCTTTTGATCATCAGTCAGGCCATCAATAAACTTTAAACTAACGTAGGTTCTTCCGTATATTGGAGGTTGATTTTGATTTCCTCCCCAAGCGATTACATCATCAACAAACTCAGAGTAGTTTGCTAGTATCTGTGCTTGATAGTCTAGAGCAGTGACCATTCTCTGCTGAGATGCAAAGGCAATCACTGCGTTCTGCTTGATTGAAGAGATCGACTCTTTATCGCTTCCACCGGCTGAGCCTGAAACTGTAGTTATAAGAAGAGGATACTCAATGTCGGTTCCTCCTACACTGACGGTTAAGTCGGCTGTAGGAATAAACGTTGAGGCGCCGTTTCCGTCTTCGGCTGATGTTGATAAGTAAGTGACTACTAGTTTGTTTCCTGCAACCGGTGCTGCACCAAGAACAGATCCATCTCCAAACACGATCTCATGGTATCCATTAGGAACCTCTTTGATCTGATAGACCTTTGAAGTCGAATTGATTCTAACTGCTCGATTAATGTTAACATAGACATCTGTCGGTTCGGCATCACTTGCAGTTTCATAGACATCTACTTTTATTGTAGTCGTGTCCATAGTGTTGTCTGGAATCACATAGATCTGACCGTCTGTCGTATCACCTACGAGAAAGGTTTTAGTTCTTTGAGTTCCTTCGACAATCTCAATGTTTGCCGTTCCCGTGCTTGTAGTAAAGTTGTACTCTCCACTTCCATCGTCAGTTGCAGTGTACTCCTCTAGAGTACGAAAAGTCTTTGTTACACCATCTATGCTTGAAGTAAACGTAGTTCCTTCTGGAAGAGATATTAGGTTTGGTCTATCGACTGCAGTGATGTTGACGGCGATGTTTACGGTTGCGCGAGCAGACGTCTGCGATCGAGGTGTATACCCTAAGACTTCAGCGTGAGACACGACTGATGATCTCAACTGAGCAGTGCTTAAGAAAGATTCATTTAGAGCAAAGTTTGCGATCAGTCCGTTTATGTGAGTGTTATATGCGAGCACATCAAGAATGTTAGATAGACCAGAAGCTTCAAAGTCGTAGTCAGCGAACTCGGTCTGCTGCTGAAGATACGTCTTCAGTCGACTCTTAATTGTGTTAAACTCTAAATCGGTTGATTGTATTGTTGTCATTTATCTTAACCTCGCTATCGATACGTCGAGCGACACGATCTCTGACGTACTGACCACTTGAAAAACTACAGTCACTTTCGCATCGTAATTGTCTGGAAAAATTAAAACTTGAATGTCTTTTACTACAGCCCTCGGCTCGTAGTTCTGTATCGCCGCAGCGATCATCTCTCTCAGATCATCTTCATCAAAGTCCTCTGACAGAGAAAACAAGAAACGGTTTAAGTCTCCACCAAAGTAAGGATTGAATGGTTTTTCAGTCCTATTTGTCAGGAGCAGGTTCTTTATTGACTGCTTTACTGCTGCAGCTCCTGTTTTTTTATAGACGTCACCCGTAGTCTTGTTTGCAAACGCAAGGTCAATATCAACATACTGTCTTTGTCGAGCAGATATGATTGACTTAGTTTGAAGATTTCCATCTTCGATTGAAAAGGCTTTAACTGGCATAGTTACTATTTATTCTAAACTTCAAGTATTTCTACCAGCTCATTTGTACTTTGTACATAATTATTAAATTGAGTTTCAATCTTGTTTGCATAAGTGACAACCCAAGGGTGACGAATCTTAGGCATGATGACGACTATCTGAGCGTTTAGCTCTCCAGCTGGATCATATGAATCATAATCGAGAATCATCTTTTCAAACTCTATGTTGTCTTTCATGTAGACGGCAAGATCAAAGGTTTTCTCATACGCGTTGTTACCTTCTTCATCAATGAGCTCATACACTACGGCCTGGCCATTTGCCATGAGATAGTTTGTGCTGCCTACTTCTAGAGTTTCATTCGGCGCTGGTCGATACAGTCCCTCAGCCACGGTTAACCGATAGTCTGCAAAAGCACCCGATGTGTCTTCGGCAACAACCTTTATGACTTGTGCATGAAGATAGTACTGCTTTGCAAGATTAAGCCGACTCGTTTCATTTGTGATATGATTCATGGTCTGCTTATCGCCGTATCCACCAAGAAACCTAGCCATTGATATGCCAGGCGCAAGGCGAGTTCTAGCATTAATGATTGGTTGGTTCTCTGGATTATATTGTTGGTCTGGTGTGTAGATCATGTCTTAAACCTCTTTGTTACGTCAGCCTTGTTTCCAATCGGTTGTAGTCCTCTCTTTGGCGTTGCGTCTAAGCCTACTGTCCTACCGATCTTTTTCGGCGTTGACTGAATGTACTTGGGGTTCAGTTTACCTTCGGCGATCATTGCTCCAATAAACTTCCTGTTGTTTAGTGTGTTCTTGTCTCTTAGTTTAGACCTCACTTCAGACACACTCAGCTCTCTGTTTGAAACGCCACCATAGTCTTCAGTCTTATCAAACGAAGCTTTGAGAGAGTTGCCTGGATCAACGGCAACTTCACGAATTCCAAAGCTCGAGTTGTGTAAGTAATCGTTAATGATTCCAGAGGTTGGTTGAATGGTTGACGTATTTGTAAACGAAAAAGCAGATCCGCTTGTTAAAGCTTCTCCATAGTTTTGAGAAGAAGTCTGATTAGATCGAAGAGCTGTCCCGTTGAGATCTCCGTGAAAAGTGTTTCCGTAGTGTGTAATGCTTGCGCCACCAATCGTTCCGCTGTCACCGATCATCGTTAAGCTCTTTGAAGCTACGTTTACGTTTGGTGAGCTTATCACTACCACGTTCTCTGCAGTCATTAACACTTCGTCTCCGCTATAGAACTCAAAGCCTCCTTCTACGATCTGCTTAACGTTTCCTTTAATGATCTTGTTTGCATCGCCAAGAATTGTTTCAGTCTGCGTTCCGCCTACAAAGTTTGACTGATGCTCGGTTACAATCGTCTTTTGCGTCTTACGGATCTGCTGCTTGTATGATCCTCTCACTTCATCGTTCTTGTTTCCACCAACAGTTACGTTATAGTTTCCTCCAACTACAACGTCAAAGTTTCCTGCAACCTGAAGAGTTAAGTTTCCATTGTAGATCATCTCGGCGTCGCCATCGACGATCACCTTTTCATCACAGCAGGTAACTCTAACGGTGTTGTTCGTAGAGCTGATGATGACTGTTCCGTCTGCTCGCATCTCAACACCAGAACCAGTTCGGTGTCTAAACATCATTCGCTCTGCGCCAGGCGTATCATCAATCTCTGTGATGTGACCGCTTATCGTCTCTTGAACTTGATTAAGCGGATAGGTTGAAGGCGTAAGCGGTTTAAGGTCTAAAGAAACGCTCTTGTATCCTCCACCAGTATAGACCTTGTTGATCTTTAAGCCTCTTGCGGCTTGATTTGTAGACGCTGTGTTTAAGTAAGACTTTTTAGGAAAGACTTGCGCTGGATCATCAAACCCGCTCTTACTCGGTTGATACTTAGTTGAAGATTTTGCCTGCTCTTCATCTTCTTGTTCATAGTCTTCAGGGGGAAGAGATTCATTTGCAACTGATCTTGAAACTACAGAAGCACCAATCTTAGGATTTGAAAGTAAGTTACCAAAGAGGTCATTGAAAGATCCGCTTGGTAAGTCTAAAGATAATGAAGTGTTGAGCTGTCTGTTGCGATCTGCCTGCGCTTCAGCTTCAGCTCGAGTCAGTTCAGGATCTTGCCTCAGCAAGTTCTGTATGTCTTGTTCTCTATCGTACGGTTCACTTGCCATAACTATTACCTTCTACTGTTTTGATCTCTCAAAGCTTGATCATAAGATTTTTGTGTTGACCTTAGGTCCGAGCTTAAGTTCTGTACTGCTGATGATCCTGACTGCTGAGCTTCAGCGATTTGACTTTCAAGAGAGTTGATCTTTATCTTGTTATAAGTCACTGGATAGACGTCAGTGTTTAAACCAACGGCTTTCTCTTCAAGCGCACCGATTGAACCTTCAATTTCCTTATACTTATCTGTCAAAGAACTAAGCGCGCTTTGATCAGTCAGCGTGTTCTTTTCTTCTACGATCTTAGTTAAGTCGCCTGATAACTTATCGATTTGTTTTTGAACTTTACTCAGCTCATTTTCGCTCTCTAATTTTTTTTCAATAGTTTTTTCAGGAGGAGCACCAGTTTCTGGATCTGCAACGACCTCTGGCTTGGGTGCAGGAACTGGCTTGATCTCAACTGGAGTTGCAGTTGCCTTTGCAACTTTTTCTGGAGGATACTTTGAGATCTCTTCCATCTCAAAAGGACCAAGCTTATTTTTAAATCTCGTCTCTAAGTCATTTTCATTAAAGTATAGTGTTTCCCATCCAAACCTAGCCTTTGTCCAGTCTCTAGCAGAAAATCCAGCTTGCTTTGGAAAGTCAGGAATCTCATCAAATGAAATCGCTTCACCTCCAGGTACAACTTTCTTAAACGTTTTACAGATGATCTCAAAGCTCTTCCATTGCTCAGGCGTATATGCACTTCCGCTAAGATAAAGCTCTTTGTTAATGTCTTGATAAGGAGCATCAATCGTGAGACCTCCACAGAACTTTACGTATAGAGTTCTAAGTCCAAATTTACCAATTGATTCTTCATGATAGGTCAGTCTGATGCGAAGAGGTCTTCCTCTTTGAATGCTTCCATCGGTTAAGATGTAGTAGTGTGCCGGCGCTCCTACATAAGTGTTCCACCAAGACTCAACCTTGAACTTCTTGAGGTACTGCAAACACTTATC